ATTTTGTCAAGCTGTTGTTTTACTTCCTTGACATCATCACTCATAGTTTCTTGTTTTTCTTCAATACGTTTTATTGTTGAGCGTACTAGCTCGTCCTTGTATTGAAATTCAACACTTGAAACCCCATCAGTTTTTAAATTTTCAATATCATCTGTATTTGATGCTACGCTACTTTGCAAAGTAAAATAAGTTGTTGCAATAGCAATCACACCACCTATTATAATACTGATTGTTTTTAAATCTAATGTTACATTTGTATCTTCACTAATCTTGTTTTTCATCTTTTGTTATACTCCCATCCTCTAAATTAATTGTTATTTTGCCATATTTTTCTTCTAGTTTATCCATATGATTTTTTTGATCTGCTTCTAGCTGAAAAGTATCTTGATATAATTGTTTTATTTCAGCTTCTAAAACTTGTAATTTTCTATTTTTGAAACCTATCTTTTGATCGTTTAAAGCAATACTTGATAAAATCTCTTTAATGTAATTTAATTCTTCTTGACTAATTTTTTTCATAATTATTTTTTATTTTAAATATACGACATTATTTTTTTAATAATCTTATATAAAGTCATCTTCATAGTTTTCTGGTAAATAACTTTCTATTTCTGCAATTTGTTCTTCCGTTAAAGCGTTTTTATATATGTCTTGTGCAAGTATATATTTAAAATGTATTTCTATTGCTTCTACTTTTTTATTGTTTGCTATTTGATCTAATTGCATAGGTAGTTGGTTTAGAATATTATCTATACCCTCTTGACCTTGTTGCTCCATACTTGCTGTATTTCTTTTTATTGTTGTACTCATTATTTAGATTTTAATAATTCAATTTCTGCTTTTAGTTCTTGTATTGCTTTTACAAGCACAGGCACTAATCTGCCATAACTAGCTTCAAGTTTTTCTGGATTGTTATCATATACAAGTTTTAAGTTTTCATCATCTACTTCTTGTAAATCTTGTGCTATAAACCCTAAATCTTTTTGACCTACTTTTGCACCATCTCTTGTGTTCCAATCAAAAGTAACAGGTTTTAATTTATCTACTACATCTAAACCATAATTTGATGGCTGTATATTTTCTTTATCTCTTTTATCTGATAAAGCTGTAATACTTGTTACTTGACATCTTAAAGTAGCTATTGATGAGTTTCCTAAAGTTATTTCATTATTAACTGTTGCAGAACTAGCTGCCGCATTATAACCTATGATAGTATTGTTATCACCTGATGTTAAATCATTTGTACCACTACTACCTGCTGATCCACCTATAAGTGTGTTTTGCTCACCTGTAACTTGGTCTCCTGCTTCATATCCTAAAGCTGTATTATGGTCTCCTGTGGTTACATCTTCTAGAGATTCGTAACCAACAGCCGTATTTTTATTTCCAGATGTTTGAGAGTTTAATGCTTGATAACCAAAAGCAACTTGATGGTTACCACTTGATGTACTTGTACAGGCCTGAGAACCTATTACTGTATGCTGATTATAAGCACCACTTAAGGCATCTAAAGCCCTTTCACCAATTACAACAGAACTAGAAGCATTGACTAATTTACCTGCTTGATACCCTATATAAACAGACCTAGAATTTGTTGTATGTCCTGTACCTGCATCTACACCTAAACAAACATTAAAATCTCCTGTCGTTATAGCATCTCCTGCATCGTGTCCTATTATCACGTTTGAATTTCCATCAGTCAAAGCATTACCTGCATTATCACCTATTACAAGATTGTTTGCTGGGTTACCACTTAAACCAGATGGTATGTTAATAAAATAAGCAGACGTTCCATCTATTGTTACATCACTTAAACCATTCAATGACGAAGCACCACCACCACCACCACTTGCATCTTCCCAAGCTACACCACTACCTGTCGATGTTAATACTTGACCATCAGATCCTTGTGCGCCACTAACTTTAAGGTTTGCTAGATTTACAATACCTGTTGCTGTTATATCGTCAAAAGTTACATCATCAGTTGTTCTAACATTTTGATCCATAGCATAAACCTCATTAGTGCCTTGACCTGTGTTAATTCCTGTACAAGTTAAAGTAGCAACGCCAGAAACATTAGAACCAAAAGTTATTTGACCATATCCGTCTGATGTCATTATGTTATATAAACTACCACTATCAGAGTTACCTTTTATATAAAAAGATGAGCCGTCTTGCGTAAGGCTTCCGTCATCTTCAAAGCCTATTTCACCATATGTGTCTGTGTTACCTTGATAATCAGTACCTTTAAATACTAATTTGTGAGGCGCAGCATTATTGCTTGTACTTGTTGGGTTTAAAGTTATATCTCCTGAAACTTCTACACCACTACTTGTTGTTTCAAACTTTAAAGAATTGTCGTAATATAACTTAACACCTGCATCTGTAATAAAACGAGCCATATATTCAGAAGCACCTTTATTTATTTGTACTTCTGTTCCATCACTTTGTATGCTTAAAACTCCAGTTCCTGATTCGTTTATATAAGAATTGCTACCATCGTGATAGATTTGTAAATCATTTCCACCACCAAACTTTGCTTTAACATTATCTAAAAACGTAAAAGCTTTACTAACAATTACCTCTGTATCACCACCATCTAATTTAAAATATTCTGTTGTACCATCAGAGCCATCATCAGATTTAAATATAATATCACCATCATTAGTATTGTTAGTTATAGTTAAATCACCTGTGTTATTTGTAATAAATGAATTTGTACCGTTGTGGCTAAGTCTTAAATCACCTCCACCACCTATTTTTAAAAGAACAGAATCAAGAAGTTTTATTTCTTTAGAAAAAATTACTTGCTCAGCGCCACCATCTACTTTAAAGTATTCAGTAGTTCCACTACTTCCATCATCAGACTTAAATATTATATCTTTGTCGTCAATACTTTGTTGAATAATCAAGTCACCTGTTCCTACTTGGTCTATATAAGAATTACTACCATCGTGATAGATTTGCAAGTCTCCTGTTAGTTGTACTGAATTACCAAACAAAAGTTTTACACTATCAATAAATTGCATTGTTTTAGCAACTTGTGTTAAGCCATATGTACCATCTAATTTTATATAATCAGTTAAACCCCCTGAGCCATCATCTGACTGAAAATGTATGTCTTTATTATCAACATTATTTCTTATGTATAAATCACCTGTTCCTACTTGGTCTATATAAGAGTTACTGGCATCGTGGTATATTTGTAAATCACCAAGCGAATCACCACCAAATGCAATAGTACTATTATCAGGAAATTTAGTAAATAATCTCCCTCCACCTTGACCTCCTTTACTTCCATCTAACCTAAAGTATTCAGTCGTACCATCAGAGCCATCATCACAATTAAAAATAATATCTTTGTCATTTGCATCATTTGTAATTTCTAAATTACCTGTTGAATTAGTAATCACACTACTTGTACCATTATGTATAAAGTGAAAATCAAAAGAATCACCTAACGATATATATTTACTATCTGCTTGTTTAATAGTTTTAGAAAAAATTATACTAGTATCACCACCATCAACTCTAAAATATTCAGCTACACCATTACTTCCATCATCTGATTCAAATATTATATCACTATCATTTGCACCTTGCGTAATTTTTAAGTTTCCAGTTTCGTTTATTATAAAAGAATCGGTCCCATTATGATTTATTTTTAAGTCATTTCCAGTACCGATATTAAGTGTGTTGCTATCTAATACATTTAAGTCTCCTGCAAAAGTTGCATCTGTATAAAAGTTTATTATGTCAGAAGTATCTTCTGTAAACCTCATAAACTCAGTACCACCTGTAAAGAATCTCAATCTATCATCAATGTCCTCACTTATATAAGTATGACTGCCACCACCAAAATATAATTTTTTAGCTACAGAAATACTTATATCACCTGCAAAAGTTGCATTTTGTGATGAGTCTATTGTTAGTGCTAAAGTATCTACGTCATCACCACCTCCACCAGTTCTAATTTGTAATACTCCACTTCCTGCGCTAGCACCATATGCTCTGATTCTTATATTATCTCCTGATCTATCTAATACACCTGAACTTGTTTGTGAAGCTATTAAAGAACCATTCCAAACTATTGGACCACCTACCTCTAATTTTTCAGAGGGTGAAGTTATTCCAATACCTACGTTACCTCCAAAAGTTGAAACACCATTACTATCTATTGTTAATCTTGTTGTATTATTTGTATTAAGTACTAAATCTGCATCAGAATCAATAATTAGTTTTTCTCCTGTATCTGCATATTGTATATATGCTCTTTCGTTTGTTGTTTGGTGAAAAGATAATTTTGGATTTCCAGTAGCAGAGGAATCAATTATTTTAATTTCTCCACTTGTTGTTACATCTCCTGCAAAAGTTGCATTACCCCCAGCGGACATATCAAGAGTTAAAGCTGTAATTGTAGAACCATCATCATTTCCTTTGAATATTATATCTTTATCTGAAACATTTGATTGAATTACAAAATCAGTTGAAGAATTAGAAAAAGTACCTATTGTAGTACCAGCATCTTTAAAAAGAATATCACCACCATCAGCATCAAGACTTAAATCACCAGCAACATCAATAGTAAAATCACCACTACCACTTTCTGTTAAAGTTGTTGCGTTACTACCATCACCAGTAATTGAGATTGATCCTTGTACTTGTAGAGTATCAGATCCACTTGGAGTTGCACCAATACCAACTTTTGCAGTAGATAAAAATAGTTGTGAGTTGTTACCACTACCATCAGTAATTTGTTGAGGTGTTGAATCTAATATAGTGCTACCAGTTGTTTTTAGTAGCCCTACATAAGTAACCGAAATTTGTGTATTAGTTAGTGTTGCCATTTACTATTTTTTTTAAATAAACTAATAATTTTTTTACATTATTTTGTTTAGGTTTACTGTTTCTTTTTTTCATAAAACCCACCCATTAAATAAACTATCTTTGTCAGGGAATATATCATCATTTGTGTTGCTTGTATATTCTGGAAAACTACTATTATTAAAGCTTAGATAATCAATTAATCTTCTTGTATAATATTCAGCTATGTCTCTTTCCTTTTTTACTAAATAATCTATTTCATTTTTACTTACACTTTCTGCATTTTCGCTTGTATGCTTGAAAACGCCACCATTTTTAATTTGATATGCTGCAAAAGGCAAATAGTCTGCCATAGCATAATGTATCAGCATTGGTTGTACGTATGTGGTTGTTAGTGTTAAATATGCGCCACTTAAATTACCAGCATTTATTTTTGTAACGATAGCATTGTACAAATCAGTGCCTAAATAATTTCTAATATGTATCTCTTGTGCAATTTTTATAAAGTGTATAAACTTGTCTGTATCAACGTTTCCATCAAGGATCGTGTTTTGTACTAATTGTTTTCGTGTTATAAATAAAGTAGTTGCCATTTTATTATCTAGGGTTTAAGTATCCTTGGTTTGGCATATCAATTGGTCGCATAGCCACTTCCCTTGGGTTTTGGTTTTTCTTTGGTGCTGCTGGACCTTCAAATCTAGCCCCTTTTCTGTCATCAATTGGTAACGCACTAATTATTTTTCTTGCTCTTCCTACGGATATTTTTTTGTTGCCTTTCTTTAAATATATTCTACGAAGCCAAACGTGATGGCAATTGGCACCACCCTTGTATTTCCATATATTATATCCACCCAAATTTGTACCTGCAGGGCTAAATTCTTTATTTGCTAAGCTTTTTTTATTTAGATCTTCAACACGATAAACTCGATTAGCGTTCAGCATTTTTCTACAAAATTCTCTTGTAATTACTTTGCCATCTTCGTCTATTGTCAATTCACCAGAATACGCATAACGTACTTTAAATAAACTTGTATCTTGTTTGCTTTTTTTTCTTGCATCGCCAGTCATTACACTAGCAAACTCAAAATAACTTTGAATTTGGCTTTCATCTTCTAATGCTGGTCTTTCATCAATCAACTCCCAATCATCACCCATTTCCTCACCTTTTGAAATTAAATCATCAGCCAAAACAGACATACTTTCAGTATCTAAATAAACATCACTTGATAGTTCATTTTTTACACCAGTTTCTTCTTCTCTTGTTTCTTCATCTTCAACATTATCTAAGTCTGTAAACTCTAACGGCTGAAGCGTTTTAAAGTACAAATTAAGGCTGATTTTGTTATAAGCTAATATTTGTTCAAAACTGTTAATTAAAAGCGTTTGAAACGGCCTAATAACTGTGTTATCCATTAATATAGAAGCTGTTTTTAATTCGTCAGCATTATTACCTAAACCTGTTTGATCTTTTATACCCAATAGCATTGGACTTACAACTCTATGACTAACCATTATTTTTCTTGTGCTTTCGCTTGATAAAAACTCATACTGATTATGTGCATCACTTAATTGTACTGGTTCTAAATTTGCTTGACTTTCTGGGTTATCATTAAATGCTAAGATAAATTTACCTGCGTTACTGCTGCCTGAAAATTTTTGATATATTCTTTGCTCAATCAATTCTCTTTCTTCTTCGTTTGGCACCCCGTTGTTAAAGTTTATAAGCATTGATGGGGCAAGACCATTCATTATATTATTTAAATGATAGTTTGAAACTTCTTCTTCTAGTTCGCTATATTGCAAACCACCTTGATAATCAACAGGCGAGTAATAAAAAAAACCTGCTCTATAAGGCTTGATGTACATTATCTCTAAACTTTCTTTACTTTTACCAAAGGCTGGTATTCTTTTTAATTCTGTATTTTGTTTTACTTTAGTCCAATCACTTGCGTAATAATATGCTTTAATTTCACCATCTTCACTTTTTTCCGCCCTTAATGTTTCGACAGGAATGTGTTCTAACTCAGCAATTCTAGATCGATCTTGTGAATAAATAACTTGTACGGCACACTGACCCATTAATTTTAAATCATAACATAATTTTCTAACACAATCATCAGTAAATAAAACTTTCATCTGTGCATATTCATTTGGCTTTCTGTTGCTGTCTGTTGCATCTAAACCTTTACCAAATATCATTTCACTAATTCCGTTGATTATAGCATTGTTTGTTGGGCTGCCGTTGTATCGATCAATTAAATACTGAAAATACATATTATCTTCACCATAAAAGATATATTCTTTATTACGCACCTCTTTTATTTCTGGGCTTGTATATGTGCTTAAATTGATTACTCTTAAATCACTCATATTTTTATATTATAACATATTCATCGTCATTCATAGCTGCTGCGTTGCTTGTTGTGTATTCGCCACTATTGATTGTAAAACTACCATTACCTATTGTTTGATCTGTTACAAATATTTTATCACGATATATGATAGAACTACTACCATTCTTTACAACAATATTGTAGAATCTACCTTCTTTTAAAATAGAAGAACCAGAATCTGTATATGCGTTTGGTATTTGTAAATAGTTTTTATCTACTGACCAGCTACTAGAACTATATGTGTATGTTTTGTTTGTTGATTCATCAGTTACTTCCATAGTGCCAGTTGTATCGTAACTTCTTGGAATTACTTTAATTGTTTGTGAACTAGCACTTGTTGTAAGAATCTTCATAATTATATAACAAAGAAAATAATAATTTTTGTAAAAAAAAAGAGGGCATATAGCCCTCCTTAATTTATATATACTTCCCTTGTCTAATTTGGTGCAATTGGTGAAGTAGCATCATCACTCGGTGCTGAAGCACAGAAGAATGGTGGTGCTGTTTCTTGTGCTACTAATGTTAAAGTAAAACCACTCATATCACCCATAGCTGCTCCAGTCGCCATTGTGCCACCAGATACCTCGCATCCGTGCTCTTTACCTAATAAAAATGCGTTACCATTATAATCAACCACTACCACTTGTGGTCTGCCGTGTGCAAGTAATTTAATTTGCTCTTGCGTTGCTTTTTCTAGGAATTGTAAAGTTACACTCAAAGTACTTTCATAAAAAGTAGTTCCATTTTCTCTAGATGAATTAATTGCTGTTTCCAACGAAGAATTACCCTTTAAATCATATCTAAAAAAATCAACTGAACCATCTAAAGTAACACTACCATCACCTGAAATAGCTAGATCACGGGTTGTATTTGAATAATTTGAAAAGAAAATATACCTTAAACCACCTACTCCTGATTTACAAGGTAAACTTCTTCCATTTGTTATATTACAAGCCATATCATTTATTTTTATAAGGGGGGCTTTACACCCCCTTGATTAATTTAACAATTAAGAGTATAAAACAATATCACCACCGATACCGTGCTGCACTCCTGCAGATCCTCTTAAAATAACTCTTACGTTTTGTGATCCATCAATGTCAGCCATATCAATCAGCTTAACTTCTTGCCAGTCATTTAAAAGACCTGTACCAAAAAATAAGTTGCTTGATTCTGCTGCTACCATTTTATCATTCCCTAAGCCTGGTGCTGTATAAAGAGGAATGCCTTGAAAGTTCATATCTGTTTTCCCAACATTGTATAAGTCTCTATATCCTAAAGCTGCTTGTGCTTGAACATAAAACTTAGCTGCAGTTGTAGGTATGTAAATTTTAAGATCTTCTTTACCATAAACTGCTCCAGGAATTGCATCTACTACTTTGTTCATTTCTGCAATAATATTTGAAGCTGATAGAGTTGTACCAGTTACATCTACCACATCACTATCTGCTGTCAATAATGCTTGAAAGCCATCAAACTCACCTGCATTTGCAGTAGCACCTTGCCAGATGTTTTGCTCAACTTTTTCTGCTACTTTTGCAGAAACTTGTGCTAGTAAAAAGTCTGAAAACTTGCTTGGTAAATTGTCGTATTGACTAAAGCCCATACTCGCAGCGTCCCAATCTTGTCTAAAATCTTTTTTACAAAGCTGTAAGTTTACTTGAAACTCTTCTGGTTGTAAGATTCTTTCCGTTAGTGTTACATTTGAAGTAGAATCAAAATCACAAGTAGCATCTTTTAAAATACTGTTAAGTGCTAATTTCTTTAATACTTCTTTAAATTTAATGTTTGGTTTAATAGTAACTCCACCACCAGATAAAGTTACACCTGATAACAACGCTGCTGCTATGTAATCTCCAGCGAATTCACCAGCATAGGTTGTTGTTATTGAAGTTGTTGTTGCCATATCTATTTTCTTTTTTTATTTAATTATTAACTTGGGTCTGTTGCTGTAATAGCACCTGCTGAGTTTCCGATTCCCCAAACATACCACTTGGCACCATCACTCCAGATGTCGATAAAATCACCGACTGATTCTGCTGATGCTACAAAGTTAATTTGATCTTCACCAGAAGCTGCAACTGCTGCTCCGTTTACTATTAAATTCCCATCTATATTATCTCCCTCTGCACTATCAATGATATAATTTGAAGTATCAAACGCATTTGCTACTACAAATCTAAAATTTAAGCCAGAGCTTACTGCTGGTAACGTAACTGTAACACCTGCTGATGCTGCAAGTTCATACCATTTTCCACTATCTGCTGCTGTCAAAGTAACTGCTGCGGTAACTTGATCTACCTCATTTCGCTCTCTTCTTGCAGGGTTTACTACGTGTGTTAAAACTGCCATAATTATTTAATTTTTACTTGTTTGCTATTTTACTCATTATTCTATCCAAAGTTGTTTGTGTTCTGTTATCAGCAAAAACAAACTTCTTTTTATCTTCTTTATTTTCTGGGCTATGCTTAATTGGTTTTGTAGCTGGTTGTTTGCTCATTTCTACTGCAATTTCAGTAGCTACTTGTGAAGCCATTTCTTCTTTTTCTTTTTCTTCATCTTCTTCTTTATTCTTCATCATATCTTCCATATACTTACGAAGATCATCCATTTCTTTTTTGAATTCTTCTTTAGTAACATACTCCATTTCTTCTTTTTCTTCTTCCTTATCTTCTTTTTCTTCTTTGTCTTTATCTTCGTAATCCTCGTTCATACCTATTTCTGATATTACACCCTCATCTTCAACTTTTAATTTTCTTCCATCTTCAAGTTGATACTCACCGATTGGCAAAGAAATTCTTTCATCATCAGATAAAATAAATACTTCCATATTTTGCTCAAATGAATCTGCTTCTAAGATAGTTCCGTTTTCTAATTTTAGCTGTGCTAATTTAATAGTTTCTTCCATACCTAATAAATTTTTGATTTGTGAAATTAATTCTTGTGATTTCATAGTTTTATAACATTTGTTAATTAATAATTTGCGTTTAAGCTGTTGTTTTTCCTATACCTTGCGCTCGTAATGAACCATCACAACAATCAATGTGATATATGTCTTCATCCCAGCACAGACAAGCTCTTTGACTACCAGCCCTTGGACTAGCACTAGTGCCATATCCAATATAAATTGATCTTCTTCTTTTATTTAGTACTTTTCGGGTGTTTTTTTGGTAATAAGTCATTGTCTTGTTTGTATTTGGCATTTTGTGGTCTGCCATTTTTAATTAAATATAAATATGCGTTTACTCTTGCAAAAGCCCATTGACTTGGGTTATTTACCCTAGGGCTACTTGATACATTAAATGCACCTAGGCCTCTTTGAAATACACTTGATAATACACCAACTGTTACTCCATAGCCTAATTTTTCTTTATATCTTTTATTAAAGTCATCTGCTTTTTTTTGTAGTGTTGCTCTATCTTTTGCTGTTACTTTTGCACCAGTTTTACCTTTAGCTGTTCCTTTTGCAGTACCTTTTCCTTTTGGGTTTTTATTTGGTGTGCCACTCGCTGGTGCTTTTGGACTTTTTACTATTGCACCCCTTTTGCCAACTTTTGCAGCTTCAGTTTTTTTAACACAATTCGGTACCCTCTTTCCAGTTTTCCCTGTTTTGTAACCTTTCTGAACATATCCGTCCCAACAAGGGCTTTTAGTTTTTTTTAAATCTTCTGAATTTTCTGTATGTTTCTCACAAGGCATATACCATACTTGATCTTCGTAATCGTGTTCGTGTATTCCATCACAACCAATATCAAGTGCAATTTTCTCTGCCATATCTTTTGAGCTGTAAGCAAGTCGATCCATAATAATAGCAAAATCATCATTCACTTTTTCACTATATAATTTTAACTCACCTAAGCTTTTTAGTTTGCTTTCTGCCCAACTCTTTGCAGATTTACCACCCCATAATAAAAAAGATATTGTACCACACGCTTCATTGTCTTTTGGATCGTAATAAGTTTCTGCTCTACTTAAATAACTATATAGTCTTTTGATTGTAGATACAGATAGTTTTTCTTTTGCTGCTAATTGTCTTGCACGATTTTTACCAACTAAAGTAGCACACTTGTTATTTACTTTTGCATTTAGTTCAATCCCTCTTTTTGCGTTGTTTATTACGCTTTGTGGATAATCATTAAAAGTTTTTAATTGTACTTTATGTGTAAATAATTCTTTGATAGCATCTACAATATCATCAGTTTCTTCACTTGATAAATCTTTAACACTTGCATCTTTAGGCCTATCCATTTTATCGGCAAAATAACCCTCAACACTAAAGCCTTTTACTCTACCAGTTTTTACAAACTCTTCCCATACTTGATTATTGTTTACTTTTACAGCACCCACCCAAGAACCTACTGGTAAGTCCATACCATATAAATTTGTTTTATCCATTTTTGGATCTTCAACTATCCAGCTTTCTACAAGTGTTAAGCCCTTTAAGGATTGTTGGTGTTCTAATGTTGTTTTGTTTTGATTGCCTTTTTGTAAAAAGTTTTCACTTATTTTCTTAACTGTGTTCTTAGAAAAATAAATATAATAATCTTCTTCTTCCCCTTTTCTAAATATGGGTTTGTTAGGTATTAGTAAAGCACCTAATAATATCTTTTTTTCTTTATCTACCTCTGCTAATTTTAATTCTTGTGCCTTTAATGCGACAAAATCTTCTTCGATTGCTGGGTTTTCTACGACTGATATTGCATCAACACCAGATAGTTCTTCATTTTCGTCAAGTATTAACTCTACTATTTTCATAATTATATAACATTTTAATTATTTTGTTTTGCTTTATCCTAAGCTACTTTCTTGTATTATATTTCTTTCAAGCCCTTGTGCAGTTGTTACATCATTTGCAACTACATACGCTTGTATTGGTTGTTGTGTTTGGCCTGCAATAGTTTGTGCTAATTGATTTTCTGGTGATGCGCCTACTATGTTAAATGCTGGGGCTTGTGTTTGTATTGATGGTGTATCTAATCTTGCACTTGTACTTCCACCTGCTCCTGCTGCACTTGCTGCGCTTTTTGTTGCATCTACTGCTCCTTTTACTGCTGATATTACACTTGCTGCAGTTGCCAATGCTGTTGCTATAAATGGTAAATTTAAAGGTGGTGGTGCCACATTCGCAGCTTTTGCAATTGATGCCGTAGTTTGAACACTCGCTTCACTTGCAGTTAAAGTTACCCCAGTCATTGCACTAGTCGCATTTATTAAATTCTTTTTAAAATTAATTATGGCTTCTTTTGCGAGTAATATTTGCTTGGCTACAATTAATGCCCGACCTACTGCAGTTTCTTCGTTTGCTATTGATATTGCACTATCTAACGCTTGTAATTTTAATGCGGTTCTTGCTGCCTCTTGCTGCTCGATTGCATTAGTTATTGCCTGTGCATCTTTTATTTTAGCTTCCTTAATTAAATTATCAAAATATAAAATAGCTTGTGCTTTTTGTTCTTCTGTTGCATTCAATTGCTCTAATTCTGCTAATGCTCTTTCTTTTTGTCTTAGTGCTTTTTCTTCAAAGCTTATATCCTCTGCATCTTGATTTAACTTTCTATATCTTGCTTGTAAGTCTGTTATGGCTTGTAACCTTTTTTCTTCATCGTCTAATGCCTCTTGATTTGCTTTATCAGTTTCTGCCTTTTTCTTATCAGCCTTTTCTTTATCTTCTTTATCAATTTTATTTAAAAAGCCATCACGCCTGTTTTTTAACTCTTGTAATTGCTTTTCAGTTTCTTGAATTGCTTTATCACCCTCTTCAGCAACTTCCTCTGGATCAAAAACTAATTCAGCAATACCTCCAAATAAGCCTTCACGCAAACCAAAATCTTTACCAAAAGCCTCACCAATACCATCAACAATAATTAACAATGCGGATAGTGGTGCAGAAATAAATGTTAGTACACCTTGCAAAATTTCTTTGTTTCTTTGAGATGTTTCTACTTGCGCCTTTTTAATTTCTCTTTGAGTTTCTAGCTGCGCTTCTAATGCGGTTATTGTTTCATTTGTTTGCTGTATTTTTAAATTTAAAATTTCTCTTTCTGATTTACCAGATCTTTTTAAGGATTCTTCTGTTGCAGTAATATCTTGGAATCGTTCTTTTTCTGCTGCAACTAACTCTTTTAAATCCTCTAACTGATTTTTTTGTTCTCGTGATACACCATTCAATGCCTCTACAACCTTGTCCCAATTTGCTGCAAGTGTAGCAACCAAGACTACCAACGCACCAATACCAGTCGCAATTAATGCTTTTTTAAATACATTTAAAGATATAGCTGCAGTTCTAATTCCTTTTGATGTAGAAATAAAAAGCCTGCTTAACCCTGATATTCTACCAGATAGTCCACCAGTAATGGTATTTAACCCAGTTTGTATATCTCTGTTTTTTAAAAGTGATTCGTTAAACTCAAGTGTCCTTACTTTACCAACTCCTGTTGTTTTATTTTGTGTTTTTAACACCTTGTTGTATTGTGATGCCTCTACCTTTAAAGCCCTTAATGAAGCTGCTTCAACTTTTAATTCTGCGTTGAATTTTTTTAAAGTTTGATCAGCCATCATTTGTTGAGTGCCATTCATATTTGACATTTCAAACTCTAGCTCAGCTATCTTTAATCTTAAATCAGATACAAACTTTTCTTGTAACTTAATACTTTCATTAACATCGTCAAAGTTTTTTTTAGCTTGTTCTATATTTACTTTTACATCAATTACTTTTTCCATCTAACTTCTTTTTTTAATTGTCTGTACCCCTCTTTAAAACTATTTGGTAGTCTATATTTGCCTTGTGCAATTCTAATGTTTTCAGTTTCACCCTTTGCGTACTCCAATAATTGTATTATTTCATTTATCATTTTAACTTACTTTATTTAATAATTCTAAAGTACTTTTACCTGTTTGCAAGTTGGTTGATATTTTATTAATTAAATACTCTACATCATTTATAACAATTGTATCGGCTAATTTATAATTCAATAAGAAACTTTGTGGCAAGAAAGCTGTTATTTTTACAAGTCTCCTACTGCTACTAAACACATCATTAATGTAATTTTTATAAAATGAAATAAATAAAGTATTAGCATCTATTGAGTTGTTAAAAGTATTTATTTCTGTGCTAAAGTTTATTGTTTGGCCTGTTGTAAGTATTGTGGTGTTTATTGTAATATTAGATGCACTTGTTGGGGTTGATGTTTCTACAAAGCTACCTGTAACTACTGGCGTTATTGTAGTACCTGCGCCTGGTGCAACCGATCCTGTTGTTGTTTCAAATGTTGTACCATTAATAAACTCAAATGTGTAGTTACTTGATTCAGAAGCACTTACTGAAATAACTCTTGTTTCTGTTCCTGGTCTAAAATTAGTTGGCCTATTATAAGATTGAATACTTGCTGGTGTACCTGCACCACCACCATCAAAAACCTGTATTCTTTCTGATGTAGTTGTTTCACGTAAAAATAATAATGGTTTTGCTATTGTTGGGTTTTGATCGTTATCTACAAAATAACCGAAAGCGACACCAGTAGTTGCATTGTTGTTTACATTAATTAATCTTTCATAAAACATTTTTTCAAAAGGTAATTTGATCCTATAATCTTGCCCCCTATTTAATCTTGGATCACGGCCACTATTTTGTGTTGTTGATGCTTTTGCACTTGCATATTCTCTACCATTTATTTTATCAAAGAAAAATGCTGCAAATGTTTTAGGTTCTTCAAATTTAAATTCAATATCATTGAATGGCACACTAAAACCACTTTCGCCATTACTTGTATCTACAAACTCTGTAATGTTTCTGCTTGTACCACTTGAATAAAAACTATCAAGTGTTCTTACCCTTACCTTACCATAATCAGAACTACTTACATCACTTTCAATAAATGCAGTTAGGTTAAACATTTTAAATAAACCTGTTAAAAAGTTAATAATAGTAATATCAGGTATTTGTTCAGATACAATAATAGTATCAACCAAAGATGATGGACTAATAGATCCTGGTGTAACAACAAAAGTTAAAACCTCAGGCTGACCAGTAGTATCAGAGAATGTAAGTGTTTTTGTAAACGTCATTGTAAATGTAAGAGGCAAAGAAGTTTCTGTTGTTTCAATCTCAAACACAACTTTGTTTTCTTCTAATGCACCATCTACATCAGGTGCAGAAAAACTTGCACTTAATGAAAGAGGGTTTGTGTTGCCATACTCTTGAAAAATTATAGGTTCACCAGTTGTAAAATCTTTTATCCTTGCAGTAAAGTTTTTACTTGTATCACTTGAAGTTATAGTCCAATTTATACTCATTTCCTCAGTTTCTAAATCTTGAACTGGACCAGATTGTGCAACTCTAAAAGTAAATACACCACCTATAAATGTAGGTACAAAATTTGCAGTACCATTGTCATCAAAAAACAATGAAGTATCACCAGTAAAACTTTCAATGGTATCAACTAATATTGTGCTTACATCACTTGATCCTGTTGGTGTTACTCCTATATCACCTTTGTTTCTATGCAACCACATATACAAATCACCAAAGTATCCTGTTGTTATAAAGAAGTCTGTTGTAAATTCTAAATCAATATCAGGATCATTTTCTATTGCATCTAAAATATCTATTACTCTTATAGCTGGTTTTAAATCACTAAATTGTATTCCTTTTGTTGTGCCTAATCTTTCTGTATCACCACTACCTGATGTACTTTGACTTGCACCACTTGATGGAGCGTACAGGTTTCTTGTTGTATCAGATCTTGCTTGTGTTGTTAAAACTCCTTGTGCCGTGCTATCATATATAAATCTTTGTGTATGTGATATTAGTGGGTATATAATATGAGCTGTTGAGGTTGTATTTCCACTTAATGTTGTAACGAAAGTTTCTAAACCCTCTTTAACTGTTGCTACATTATAGTTGTGATTGTATTGGCTAAAGTTTAAGCTACTTAACTTTCTATCTTTTAATCTATCTTTTAGTGTTATTGTTTCCCCAAAGAAAGTAATGTTATAAGAACTTGGCTGATTGTTTTTTAATTTAACTTGATTTAATACTATATACCCTTGTCTAAATGGTCTGTAATTTAATTCTAATCTTGCTGTTAATTTTGTATTAGCATTAAATACTTCATTACCAATAGTAACAAGTTGTATATCGGTTCTGTAATAATGTCTAAATAATTTGTTATTTATTTTTGATGCTGGTAAATTAAAACTTTGACTAAAATCTGTAAATACTTTTTCTATGTCTTTTATATCTTGAATTGTTTGTGTAAGTTTTATTTGTTCATCTTCAAACAAGTCAAGCCTTTGATAATCAATGTCAGTAATTAAATTGTTTACATTCCATATTCTTGTTGCACTTTGCCAGAAAGTGTTTTCATTTTGCCATAAATCAGGATCTGGCTGAGCAGAATCTAATATAATATCTGGTATAGCTAAACCTACCTTGTTCATTATCTAATGGTATTAATTCTATCGTACGCATATATTAATTGTAGTTCATAGTTAGCAAGTCTATTGTTTAAGCTTGTTTGAAATGTTACACTTTTACTTTCTACAATTACAGGATAATATTGTGCCCGTGTGTTACCATCACCACCAATAGCCGAGCCGTTTATCCAAACCCTAGATGATGCGTATATTTCTTCAATTAATTGGTTGAAGTCATCAGGCACATAACCACTATTAATTGTTAGTGACTGTCTGCTATTTATATTTCTTGTTTTGTATTGATGGTTGTTCTTTGAATAATTTGCTGCTGTTGTTAATGTATTGCTTTTAAATGTTTCTTTTGTTACGTTTAATGTTTGTGTTGATTTTAAAAAGAAGTTTGCTCTTTGTATTGCACCTTGTTTGTTTATAAAATAAACCTCTACATTATCAAACTTTTTACAAGTATCTTCTATTACTTCTAGCGTAGATGTTTTTAATGAACTTGCTACTTCAACGGAAGTTATTGTTGCCGTTGTGCTTGTTGCATATTCTATCATAGATGTCGTGTTTGTAACACCTGTTGCAATTGTAACACTTGAAACTGTTGATGATCCGTTTTTAAATGTAACAGTTGTTGCTCCTGTGAAAGTATCTGAACCTGAATTGACACTTAAATTAGTTACTACTGGTATTTTTAAAACCTCACTTGTTTTTCTAATAATCTTTGAGTTTGACATTAACAAAAACCCATTACCCTTATGAGCATTTAAGGTTTGTGTTGTTGCGCTGTTTGTTGTAGATACTGTTGTAAAACCATCTTCAAAATATCCATACCCATCAAACGCTGCCATTATTGTAGTTACGGCATCAAGTGCTGTATTGCTACTATTAAAAGGCGTTGCTGTTGTTTGCACCCATAAATTAATTCCATTATCACCAAACGTACCACTAAAGTCATATGCAATATAATCCTTTATTAACTCCCCTATTTCAAATATTACATAGTTATTGTTTGCTACTTCGTTTTTTCTAAGTGTATATGTTGTTGTTGGTGATGTTTGAAATGCACCAGTATATATTGCAATAGTTAATTGACAATTATTTAAGTTAGCATTTGCTACTTTGATATATATAGGTGTGTTTATATTTACTTTTTGTATAGCCATTATGGGTTTAATTTTTTAGTTATATCAATTTCAAAATCATCTCCAAATGCTTTGGCTACTTTATTTGGTAAATCTTTATAATACTTTATAAATGGTTTTGTAAAAAATAATGAGGGCTTTATTCCTTTGCCAAATATTGATCTTGCAATTAAAAATGCTAATGACTTTTGAAAGCCAACTTTGTTTACTGCTCTAGGTAAAAACCTACCTTTTGAATCTCTAGGCGCAAGACCTTTACGCACCACAAAAGAATCTAATGCTCTTGGTGGTGGCATTTTTGTAGTATATTTATATTCCTTTGCTTGTGAGCCATAATATTTTTTACCTACACTTTCTCCACTTTGTGTACCTTTTACACCAAGATCTTGATACTTACCATATTCAAGCATTGTAAAAAATGCAGTTTGTGTTTCAGGAATATAATCACCATTAATACTATTTTTTAACCTACTACTTGTTTTTTTAAAAGGCACATTTGCTCTTGCCTCAACAACTACTTGTCGAACAAACTCACGCATTATATCATTTAATTTATTTAATTCCATTAACAGATATTTATATCATTTGGTATTAATATATCCATACTAGCAACCCAGCCAGCAACCTCATTTTCAAACCTATCATAAAAAGGTTCACAAGTTACCGATCCGTCAAGCTGATATTTTGTTGTGTATAAATCACCAGCCCTCAGTGTTTCAATTAATTTATTAGCTACGGCAAGTTGAGTATTTAAAACATCGTGTTCATTTGTATTGCCTCTAAATATATCAGTCGTTTCTTCTTTGCTTACATCAACTACATCCATACAAAATACACTTATATTAAATCTTAATACTTGATCTTCTTGTGATACGTTGTTTATTATTATATGGCTCAATGGATATATGGTTTGTTTAGATAAATCTATTTTAGTAATATCACCTGTTGTAACTGTATTTACATTTTCATCAGCTAACAAGTTTGTTTTAATTGTTTCAGTTAATAAGTAAAAACCTCTTGCTCCACTCATCTTCTATTTTTTATTTGTTTCATTTCTAATTCGTTTTTCTCTTTCATAAATTCTAATGCCATCAAGCACTGATGCATATTTAGTCCAGTGATATTTTCAAATCTTCTAACATCACCTTTAGCGAGTGCGAAAATTGACTGATACCACCCCCACTTACTTGCAAAGCCTCCAACTGCTGTCTTTGTGTCGGAGTCATTAGCTCCATATAGCCCATCATAATTTGCGACAACTCGATTCCTAAATTGTAAAAAAAAACAATGGAAGAAAAACAAACTGCTAACGGCATATCTTTCATTATATCAGTTTCTTTACCATCATAATTAAGGATGCTATATCTATCATCATATTTTGTATCTATCGGTCTATATAGTACAGCCATAGCTTTGTGCATTTGCTTCCAATCTTTTATGTAGGTATCAATATCAACATATTCACCAAACGTCATTTCATCTAAACTAGGAATAAAGCCAAACTCTATATCGTGTACAGTAAACCTATTAATTAAAGTTTCTGTTTTGTTTTCAAATATCTTGATTAATGTTTTTTGAATATTTGTAATATGGCTCATACGAAATTGAAAAACATCTTTGACTGGAATATTACAAAATATTTCTATCATTCGAGATCCTAACTGATAATCATCATCTATTGTTTCTTGTGCCTCTAGGTAGTCTTGATACTGTCCTAATGTAATATCTTGCAAGCTTTCTGGAATGTTGATTTTAATTCTCATAATTATATAACAATTTTATTTACTAATTTATAAAAAAAAAGGGCAGTCTCACAACCACCCTTAATTAAACTAAACATATAATGAAAAATCTACTCTACCTTTTTTGTTTCCAGTAAAGCATTTCTTGAACCTGTTCCTCTCGGCTTAGGCTTTCCCAGTTTGGTTTTAAAGCTGGGTGTATTATTTTATTTCTTTTTCGCATTCTTTTGGTTTTGGATTGTAAACGCCCATTTGCTCATCAATAAAAAATCTCAATGACCAAAAGGCTAGTTCGGTTATATCTTTTGCGTTGATTCCAAGCTCATCAATATAAAAATTATTTGCAGATAATTCTTTACATATATCCCAGCATTTGTAGTAATATATTGTATAGTTAGCACAGTATTCGTTTATATATTCATATACTTTTTCTTGATCTGGCTCCTGATATTTCTCGCCTTTTTCTTCAACACAATGTGGGCAACCAAACTCATCAGCAAGATGCTCTCGTAGTTCTTCTATAAATTGATATTTATTAAATCCCATAGCTAACTTTTGATTGAACCATATGCTGTATTTTTTCTTCTTGCGTTCCTTTAAATTTACCCATCAATGGTATAACCTCAGTATGATATTCAATACCTTTTCTAATAGTTTTTTTTCCAAGCTTGATATCTTTATCACAAACATATTTTTTCCTGCTGTAATAGCCATATAAATCATCTTTAGGTTTTTCGGTTTTTATTGATCCCATAAATTTATGACCACAATAAAAGTCAAGATGATAGCCGATAATTTCAAATTTATTTTTCATTTTATTTATATTTATTTATAACATAAAAATAATAAATATTTTTCAATCTTCCAAATTTTTTTATTGAATTGCGTATCTACCAAAGTTTGGTTTGCTTAATATTGAGTAGGTTGCATATCTTACTGCATCTGTTATGTGATTGTTTTTATCTTCTGGGGTGTTGGTTAGCTTACCTGTTTTATCTTCTTTCCATTTATAATTCCTGAATTCTTGAATGGCGTTGGTACTATCTTTGTGTATATGAATCTTAAACCTTTTTAATAAATCAATACCTGCGTTTACACTATCTCTGCCTTTTAAACTAGCACGGATCTTCCAGCCCATTCGCCTTAATTCTTCAATTATTCTTGGTTCACTACTATCGGCATATATTAGTTCTTTTGTAATTATTTGTTTGAAATAGCTATGTATGTCTCCTGTTGTCATCATTGTTCTGTATAATAATTCTTTTATATATAAATTTGATTCTTTCTTCCATACCGATACTAATGCCGTTGGATCGTTTGTAAAGCCAAAGTCCATACCCATAGAAACAAAGTCGGCATCTTCTGGTATCTGATTGCATTCAACGTAATTAAATATTGTGGCTTTGCTGATTCCCTTTTCACCCAGCCCATATATTTGCCAGTATTGTTCATCGGTATATTGTAGCCTTTCAATTTCTTTAATTAATGCCTGTTCTAAAAAGGGGTTATCTTTGTATGTGGTTTTTAAAAAGTCAGCATCTTCTCGTGGAATTATTTTATCGTATATCCAGTGATACTCTTCACTTGGGTTGTAATCAAGTATTATCTTTTCGCTTGTTCTAAATAACAATTGCTGCCAATCTTCCCAGTATAATTCGTTTGCTTCGTTTATAAATAACAAATCACGCTTTCTTCCTCGAACTTTAACAGGCTGATCTAATGAAATAAATTCAATTAAATTGCCAAAAAGATTATACTCGCTGCTTGATTTATTGTGATTATCTTCTGAATATAAATTTTGTTCTCTTAATATATTTATAAAATCTCTGAGAACTGTTGCTCTTAGTGCTGGGTAAGTCTTACGACAAATTGTGATAGTCTTGCCAGAGTTATTAAGGCAATAATAAAAAATAATATATAAAAGAATGTTAAATGTTTTTCCTGATCTGGTTCCACCTTGATTAACTATTATTTTCTTTTGACTATTTACTAAATGCTTAAATACAATATTAGTTTTTAGGCTTATCTGCATTTTCAATTATTTCTATTTTGACATTTGTAGGCACACCATCAGCACCAGTAATCTCTTGTCTTTCCACATAGCCTCTTTTCTTACCTTTTGTTTTTAAATAAAATATGGTAGCTGCTGTTGAATTGTCTTTAATCTGCTCTAATAATTTACTTTCGGCAAAGTCCAAACTCATATTAGCTATATCATCTACTTGTGCTTTAAATTCTAAATCATCATTATAATAATTATAAAAGGTAGTTCTGCCTATGCCTACTTGTTTACAAGCAGTAGTTACTATGCCTAATGATTTTTCTAAAGCTTCAATTAGTGCTTTTTTAATGTGTTCACTTTTGTTCATTTTCAATTGTTTGTTTGTAGTCTTTTGCTTCTTTTTTTCTTTGTCGCAGAGTATCAAGGTGTTCTGGCTTTAATCTGTTTTGTTCTCTTATCATTTTCTTTTCTCTGATTCTATCTACTTCTTCTTCAATTGTCATACATTGCCACATACGTTCTAGCGAATAATAAACAATACTATATCTATATGCCTTTGAATTGTTGTAATCAATTGGGCTTACTCCGTGCAATAAGTCTTGACCATCAAATATTGTTACGCTATTGTCTGCAACCTCTAATGATATATCTATTTCAGGTATAACCAAATGCCCACCCATTACATCACTTTTAAACACAAGCATATTACTATATACGTTTTTAAAATTACCACTATCAAAATGGTATTTTAGTTGGTTGTTTTTGTTTACTATGCCACTTGTGAATACTGTATCTTTTATTACCCATTGATCCTTTACTTTTTCATTTACTTTTTCTTTGTGTTGTTTGTAAGTTTCTTGAAAGTAATCTTTATAATATTTTTGTATTTGTTTAGCAAAGTTGCTGATAATGTAATGTTGCTTTGGTGTATTATATCCCATTGCTGATGAGGTGCAATAGTCGTGTTTGTTTTCTTGCCTTGGGCTATATCCAAAAACTGCACTTGTGTTTACTAGTCCGTGTGTTCTTTTGCCTGTTGAATACTTAATATTTTTTACTGCCCATCTAACATCTTTTGGTGGTGTAGATAATACTTTGTATAACAATATTGGCCTTCCATTATGATATACAATTGCATCTTCTTTTATATGCCTTGATACATCACTTAATCTTGCAGTTCTTCTAATGTAATCTTTTTTATTTATTTCTTTTCTTTCTACGTCTATTCTTTTCATCTTGTATCTTTTAATCTTAATTCTGCGTTTCCTGTTGATTTTCTAATATACATTTGACAAAGTTCTGGAAACATACTTTGTATTTGATATATAGAATCATATACATATTTCTTTGTTCTTATTTCTTGTAGGCCACCCTCTTCTTTATAATAGTTTGATTTTACTGTTAGATAATCTAGCCTAACTAACTTTTTGTTTTTTATATACTGCCTTATGCTATATTCATAATCTTCTCCGTGATTTGTAACCCTTTCTAAAAAAGGATCGTGTTCAACAATAACGCCAAACATACTTGCTATTATATAACAAATTTTTGTATATATTCTGTTCTTCATAAAGTATGGGTTTGAAGCTGCATATATTCCAAACGTTTTTGCATTTATCATTTCGCAAGTTTTAAAGCCCTTGTAAAAAACTTCTTTTTCTAAATCAACAACATCAACAAGTTTTGCTTTTACCTTTCTTTGCACCTTTTCTATATCATCATCAAACATCATTAGTCTTGTACCCTCTTTATAATATTTTTCTATATAGTTTCTTTGTTTTCCAATTGTTGGCACGCCAACCACTATTTTATATTCATCTTGTAAGGTGTTTTTATAAATGGTTTCTTCTTCTTTGTTTGCTACAAATATTGTAATGCGTTTTTTGTCAATACTATAATCATTTAACAATTTTAAAGTTTTGTTTTTAATTGTTTCAGATCTTTTATAAGAGGGTATGGCAATTTTATATTCCATATTTATCAATCAAAAATTTAAATACTTGTGTGTTATCGGTTAGATTTTCTTTTTCTCTTATTTTTTCTAAATCAGCTATGGCTTTTTCATATTCATCAGAATTAAAATATAAAGTAATCTGTTTTATTTTCGCATTTATATACGTATCTAGCTCGTGATCAAATATATCTTTATCAAGCTGTGGCTCTTCCTCATCTTCAAAATATACCTTTGGCAGATCCAAACCCCAGTCGTTTATTTGGCTTGGGTTCCATTCGTTTGCTAAAATATCCCAGTCCCATTCACCAAAGCTGCTATTATCTTTAATAATAAATTCATCTTTTTGTTCATCTGTCCAACCCTCTGCTACTAAAATATGAACTGTTGAAAACCCTGCTGCGTGACAGGCCTTTAATCTCATATTACCACCCAGCACAATCATATCCTCATCTACTACTATAGGCCTTTTTTCTAACATTTCTGGAAAGTCTTTAAGGCTTTTGACCAGCTTTTTAAATTTATAATCTTTAATTATTCTAGGGTTTTTTGGGTTGTATTTTACTTTGCTAATATCTACTATCATAATATTCCGTTTATTGTGTAACTATTTAAATCTATTTCGTTATCAGTGTTAAAAAATTGTTTGTACCTTTCTATTGCTTGAAATGTTTTTTGCATTCCACTTAAATAAAATTCCTCACTAACACCAAAGATACCAATATCAAGCGTTTGTTTGTCAATGACAAGAAATTTAAACTGATGAAAAGACCTGTTAAAAAGCTCACAATAAATGTAAACCTGTATATCGTAATCAAAAGCATATGCGCTAAACTGAGATCTTTTATTTACAAAGTTATCTATTGAAGATGTGGTTTTTATATCTACCATTTTATTTTCAGCTATTATATCAGCCTTACCACGAAAAGGAATGCCCTCAATCATATCAATTGCTGGAACTTCAAATTCAGAATCACTCATAAGCCTTAGTGCTGATTCATTTTTTAACAACGCATCTTGCAGTCTTTCAGTTTCAGATTTTTCCTTTGCAGTAAATATTGTATGCTCGTTGCCCTCGTTTTCTTTTATTGTATCTCTAAATATTTTTGCTGTTCTTGATTTGCATTCTACAAAAGTGTATTTTTCAAATAGGTGTGGCTCTAATATTGATTGATGCAATAGCCTACCCATTCTTAATGCTGATGTCATAGGGCTGCCGTACTTCGTTGTGTAGTAATAACTTTTTGGGCTTTTTAATAATTTCTTTACAATTGAGCTGCTTAATGCTGCCTTGCCTAAATAGTTGTAGTAAAAATCATCGCTCATCATCTTGGTCAGCAAATCTGCTTTGTTCCAAGTTGTTGAATCTAATAGTTGTATTGAGTTCATTTATTTTATTATTTAATTGTTGTGTGTCTTTATTATAATCATTAACTAATTGTTGTAGCCTTTTTGTTTTATACATATCGTCAATCATTAACGAATTTGTAAACGTGTACATATTTGTAAGGCACCTCATCATTGAACCTAGCTGTTTTCTTCTAGGATCATCTGCATTTAATTCTTCAAAATATTTGCATAGTGTGTGGCCAATTAAATTAAATTGTGATTCATAATATACTCTTTGATCTATGTTCATTTATTTAAGTTTTTAATTACTGCTTGATTTTCATTTAATAAATAGCATTTTTTTTTTACTTTCTTGCTTCCCCAAAAAGAAGTCTCTGGACACCAAAAGTCTTTAGCTTTAGTTAACTCTAATTTGTTAAGCCAAAAAATATAATTACCTTTAGGATCATTTACAAAATATAACTTAACAATATCTTTATCCATTTTCATTAGCTTGTCATATTTATATTTTTCAAGTAATTTATCTTCATAGTAATCATTTCTAAATTTCATCTCAATTACACAGGGGTAACCTTTTGGAGTAAAACCTTTGGCGTCATAATGTTCAAATTTTGATCCTGACCATTTTAAATTCCAGCCATCGAAATTCAATATCCAGCATATAGCTTTCTCAAATTTATGTATATTTTCTAGCTTAGACAATTATTTACTTGTTGTATCCATCTTTTAATCTCTTTGTTGTTGCAGCTACAAAAATTCGGCTCGGTATATTTGTGATTTAAATACTTAGCGTGTAGCTCACACATTGTTTTGAAATCTTCTAAGGTTATTTCACCTTTAATTCTTGCGTGTACTTCTTTCCAAGTTTTTTTATCTAAAGCTTTATCTTGTTCCATTTTTCTCTGCGTTTATCACAGCCACAATCTGGGTATATTTTTTTCCATATATACCTTATGCCAGTGTACTTTGTTATGTAATATACCAAATCACCTAACCTCATAATATTTCTTTTAATATTTTTTTTACTTTGTTATATGTTCTATATAAACTATAATAACTAATGTGGCTTTTTTCTGATAGCTCTTTTATGCTTGTGCCACCCTCAATAATCTCATATACTTGCTTGTCGTACCAATGCAACTCATTTAGTTTTTTAATAACCTCTTTGTATTTTTCTTCTATATTAAAACCCATTGGTGTTTGTTTTCCTATTTTGTTTATATAATTATCTATACTTATAACATTAAATTTAGATTTTTTTATTTGCAAATTTGTAGTCATATGCCTAAGCATCATATATATATAGTAGTAATTAATGTCATCACCATAAGACAGATCTTTTCCATTACGTAAATATTTTATAACTCTTACGTACATTTCTTGCACAAGATCCTCTGCGTAATCATCTACTCCAAATGATTTAACAATAGCAATCCAGTCTTTATGTTTGTCAGTTAGCTTCTTTAAGACATTCAAAACGGTGCTTTAATTCTTTCCAATAAAGATAAAAGTACTGTTTTTTTTCCATTAATTTCAAAACCGACGTTGTTTTTTATGCTTTTAAGTATAATGGGGGTGTCAATTGGTGTGGGTCTGCCCCCTGTATCATTGTCTTTTACTTTGCGTATATGTATCTGTAGGTTCATCCATTCAGTAGGGTGCTGCGTATAACGATGAATTACAAGAAAGTCATCTGCACGATTTACAAATTTTCCCCCACCCTCAACATCTGCTGCAAGAGGTGGAATGGGGTGTCCAGCGTATTCGTGTTGTATTGGGTGTTTAATTCTTAATGCATTTGTGGCTGCGTGTGTTGTTAGCCATATTGATACGTTCTGCTTTTTACAAAAGTTACGCATTTCAGTAGTTGCTTGGTAGTCGTAATCGTGTTTATTAATTCCTTTTAATATATCTCGATCTATTGATAGTGAATTATAAGGATCAATTAAAAAGCCATCAAACTTCCAAACCTTGTTAATGTTTTCCCCAAGCTTAATAATTTGTTTGTAAGTATAAAGTTCTTGCGCTTCTACAAACTTAAAATGCTTATAAATAAATTTTGCGTGTTCGTTAAATTTTTCTTCAGTAATTAAGTTTATAGGCTTTTCTTCCATAAACTCAATTAATTTTTTTATCATCGTATGAGGATCGTTCTCACTAGAAAAAACTAACCACTTAAATTTATGTGCTATAGTATATAACAGCATTAAATATAAAGTAATGGTTGTTTTTCCTGCGTTGGCGTGGCCTAATATTAAATTAAAGTTGCCTTTTTTAAATCTAAAGTATTCATCAATTTCAGGTATATCTAATTTAAAGCCCTCTTGTGATTCACCTTTGCGTACCTTAATAAGTTTGTCAATCTGATCGTCAAAATTAATCAGCATCTTCCATCATTCTATCTGCAAATTCACAAGCTTGATTATATTGATTTGTGTAATAATGATAAATATAATCTGTAAATAAATCGTACCACTCTAATCTACTTTGTATATACTTTAATTTTTGCTTTATTGATGGCCTATTTTTTTTGGTAGTTCCATTTTGGTTTATTTTGGTCATTTATGTTATGTTTATTTATTATGTTACCTTTTGTATCTAAAATCGTAAAACCCTCATCAGCTAAAAATTTAATAGCATCAGTTTGTTTTCGTAACCTTTCTTGCATACGATAAGTTTCAAAGATCTCGTTGCTTATTGGCATATTGCTAATTTATAAAATTATTTTAAAATGGCAAATCATCACGATCTGGGCTATGTTCCGAAGCTGTTACTTCTTTTGGCTTATAATCGTTTAATTTAAAATATTGCTTACCAGCTTTGCTTTCACACAAAGAAAGATTGATAAACCCTTTAGTTGCTTTTGGTTTTAGCTTTTTGAGTTCTTCAATTAGTAATTCAATGTTTACTGAAACATCACTCTTTACCCAGTCAACTTTTGCAGGCTTCGGGTACAAGCCACTTATAAATTTTATTTTATCCATTGTGTACGTATTTTTCTATTTCTCTTGCTAATGTAATTAATTTTTTTCTATTTTCTTCTTTTTCCCAGTCAAACAACTGCCCTTGATAAAGATCGGTTGCACGATTCATACTACTTTGTCTAATAATATATGTTTGTACATTATCTTTAGTAGTTGAATATGATACCTCAGTTTGATTTGCTTTAGGGTTTTTTGTTATTATTCTTGCTGAATTTTTGTTTTTATCTAAATCATATTCTAATTCAGATCCGTTCTGATAATTTAATTCATCAGTTCGATAAACAAATGGGGCTTGACCATTGTCAAATGTAAACACATATTTTGTCCACTCTTTGCCATCAGTTACCCAGCTTTCTTTAGCTTCAACGCTTTTTAATATTGCTTTGTAAGTCATATATTGTTTTTTTTAATTGTTTATTTTCTTTTTATTTGTTCTAATTTTTTATATTCTTCTATAAATTCTTTAATTGCTTTTAAAAGTCTTTTATTTGATGCCTCTAGTTCTTTGTTTCTTTTTCTAAGGGCTTCAATTTCAGCTTGTCTTAGTCTTGATAAATCTGCACTACCCGTCATAATTAACTATTTTAAAACCTTTAGAACCTCGGGGTGCTGATTTTTCAATTGCTTTTAGTGCTTCCTCTGGTGTTGTTGCTATAACTTTTTGTATTCTAAAGTCGTAGCTTTCTATTGGGTGCATATTTAAAAACCAATATTCTACTTCGTATGTTAGTGGTTGTTTCATTTTGTAAGTATTAAGTAAGCTAGTATTAATATAATACCTAAATAAGATATTGCTACTGCTTTTATTTTTTGTTTATATTTTTGTTTATTCATAGTGTTATATTTCTTAATCTTGGACATTTTATTTATTGTACTTTATATAAAGATCATACATATACTGTAATTGATCTGAAATACTTTGATAATAATTAAGATAATGTTTCTTAGCTATTTTTTCCATTAATTTTATATCTAGTCCTCCTACTTTAAAATCTAATCTTTTTAAAGCTGTAACTAATCTTGCTGCAAACACATTAGAAAACTGATTAGGGTATTTCCCTAAAACATAACACGCTTGATACACCCTTGTAGCTCTATCTAAATCAATCTGATAATTTTTATTTTTTAAAAGTTGTTTTGAGCTACCTATTGATTTATTTAAAAGATCTAAAACATTTAGAATGGTAAACTTTGATTTTGTTTCTGCATTCCATTGATAAGCGATCTTAAGAGCTTTTTTACAATTTATACTTCCTAAAGCTGCATTTCTTTTACAGAAATCTACTGCCGTCCATTGTTTACTTACTTGTAACTCATCTATATAATCTGTGTTGGTTTTAGTTGATACTATAAAATCAACAGGTATGTGAAGTGATTTAATTGCTTCTAGTCTATGTTGACCATCTATTATAGGGTATTTATTATCAATAGGATCTTTTTCTGATACAAGCATAGGCATTTGTTGTCCTATCTTATTAATTGAAATTTTTAACCTGTTTTTGTTTCTGGTGTTTACTGTTCTGTTTCCTACAACATATTTAAATATGCTATAATCTTTTGTTGTTTTTATTTCTAAATTATTCATAAAAGTTTGGAGTAAAAAATCTAACACACCATTTATCCACACCCTCTAATTTGTCAAACCATTCTTGGCTACATTCTTTTAAAGGGGTTGGGTTTTTAAGATCTGGTTCACCATTTTTAAAGGTAGGATAAATCGTACCTGTAATATCAATATGGCAACCAACTGATTTTAATTCTATTAATTTTGGCATTTTATTTATGTTATTTATTTATTTATATAGCTAAAATAATAAAAATATTTTAATTACACAAAAAAAGGGGGTAATGAAAAACCCCCTCTTTATAAATAAACATAAATAAACCCCTCTAAGAAGTAGTGAGGGATGCGTTCAAATTCTTATAATACTCAATCATTTCTAGCAATTCAAAGTTAGCAATTTTTTTTGTTTGTTTAGCTAACATATATAGTTTTTTTGCTTTTTTTTCACCTAGCTTTAAACCAAACTTATATTGTTCACCCCCTTTAAACATATTACAGCCAACGCACTGCACCTGGCAATTTGTTTCGTCCCATCGTGTTGAATAATGCTTTCTTGATTGAAAATGACCACATTGTAACTTCTTCCAGTGATCTTTTTTACCACAAGTAAAACATTCTGCAACATCATTTTTAGCATATCTTCTTCTTATATATTGACTGAAAACAGTATCTAATTTTTTTATTAGTTGTTTTCTTTTTGCCATTTCAAAATTTTTTTTATATTAATATATAAGTACTACTATATAAATTACTAGTAAATATATATAACTAATAAATATAAAACACTTATAAGATATATTATCTACCTTGACCTTTATATTTTTTTAAGTAATTTTTACTTGTTTTTAATTTACTGCTTTTTGTTTTTGAGTGAATACCTTTACGTTTTCTTGATTTACTTTTATATATGTTTATTATTGCTTTGCGTGGCATTACTTGTGTCTGTTGTTACCCATAACTTTTTCAACACCACGAGATCCAAAGTAAGCACCAACTATTAAACTTAACAAACCAGTAATGCTTTCAAGTGGGTAATCTAAATACCACCCTACTACATAAGCAACACTAAAAAAAATAAGTGTTAATGGTCTTACATTTGCTTGTAACCAACCAGCAGAAGCATCAGCCACCCATCTTTTGGTAACCTCTTGCATTTCTATTTGATCTTGTTTAATTAGTTCTAAGGCCATTTCCTTGTCTTGTTGGGGCATTGTATCATCTTTGTCAATTAAATTCTTTACAACGCCTAAAAGACCATTGTCTGGCAACACATCACCCACAACATTAAATAGACTACTGCCTTTATTTAACAAAAATTGTCCGACTTTAGTTTCAGAAAACTTTTTTTTGCTCATATTTTAAAATATTCGTACTTAGTTCTGCCGTTTTCTTTCACTGCTTTTAATATTTTGCCTCTGTTTGCATCTGGTCTATAACTTACGTGTATCCAATTTGGGTTTTCATCATCGCCAAACTCCCATATAGCAACATCAAACTCTAAATGCTCACATATATAGTAAAACATTTCAGCGTTTGTTTTGTATCCATAAATGTCATCAAGATCAATTGCTAAACCTTTACAATGCATTGAAGTATCACTTCCACCAACGGCTTGATTAGTAGCTTTATTTCTAAAAAAACTATTAATTTTTATTGCACCACCAACCCATTCACGCAATGGTTCAAAAACCTTTTCAGCTATCAGCTTCATATTCTCAACTTGTTTTTTAGTTGGTTTATTGTCTATGCCTTTGCGTTTTGCAGTTGCACTATATACTGCTTCCTTATACGAAATATGTTCACTTATTTTTTCCATTTTTTCTACCTTTTCTTTTTTTCCCTTTTACTGCATCATCAATATCACCTATTTGATTACCAACTTCTTTCATTGCTTTGCCAACGTCTTGAAGTTCTTTTTTTACATTTCTTGTTCTACGCTTTATTTCTTTGCCTGTTGCTTTTGCTCTTTCGTCAATTGTGGTCATTCCCCACATATAAACCCATAGATCATAAAAATACTTTTTTGTTAATTTCCACATAATATAATTTTAAATTTGTGTTTTTCTTTTATATATAGTTTTGAATAATATAAAAATAAAAAACAATGTTAATAAATTAAGGTGCGGTTCACCACACATACCCGTCAGGTGTTCTAAAAAATGTATCATATTTTAAAATTAATTCCTATTTTAATTTGTTTGATGTTTCTATCCCAGTACCTTTGGAGTGTAAGTTCGCTAAAAACTCCGAATTTTCCAAATTTAAAACCAAACACACCACCAGCAGAGTAATCAACCCATTCACCATCTACATAATTACCATACGAATATCTTTCATCACCACTCATTAATTTATGTTTTGTCATTACACTTCCGTATAAATGTATCCAATGACTTTTTTTATAGTGGTAAAAATCAATACCAACCACTGGTGCAAGATCTGCAAAACCACCTATCATTGAAAGCTGCTCACGATTGTATCTATTTACTACATTAGTAAAAACCCCCATACGATAATCTGCATCACTTGCTGCAATTAACTGCCCCTCTTGATTAAACCATTGATAATCATAGCCAATGTTTTCACCAGTAAAAGGATCAATCATCTCATAAAAACTATCAGTATGCCCAGCATAATCATATGCTAAAACCCACCACGGATTGTCCTCTAAATATTTTTGCACAGGGTTATGTCCGTATGCTTTTTCATATGTACGATAAATTGCACCCCCACTTAAACTAAATTTTTTGCCAATAGGTAAACGTAATCTTAGTTCAGCACTTTTGTAATCTATATCTACTAGCTCATTTTTTTGATATTCACCTTTTATTAACCAATAGTTTGCAAGGTATCTAATAAATATTTCTTGGTTGTTAAATTCTCTGCCTTGTTGCCTACCACGTGAATATTCTACCAAGTATTCTAAACCTTTATAAGCACCAATGCTTGACTTAACACTTGTATTTTTTTCATCACCATCATAAAATTTATCACGATCCTCGTATTGAAAATGCGCTAATTTACGCCAACCATAAGTCATCATCATATCAGATGGGTAACGCTTTGTAGTTTCTTGTAATTCGTTCTCTTGTGTAACTATAAATGTTTGTGGTGCTTGTATTGAATTTGTTTGACTATATGCACCATAAAATGTAGAGTACTTAAATACTTTTTTAAATATGTTATTTTTTCTTACTTTTTTTACTTTGTCTTGTGTTATAACTTGTGTAAAAGTCAAGCTCGTAAAAAGTAGTATAATTAGTGTAATTAATTTTTTTATAGTTTTTTTCATAATAATAACCCCCTTTAATTTTGTCTAATTTTCTATATGTTTTGTTTTGTTTTTTGTTTAATAAATTTGCTATATATACAAAAGTAATACCACCAAGTGTTGTAGCTAATACATCATTCAACTCAACATAACCGTTTGCAATTTCACCATCATATAACTCTTTCATTACTCCTGCTGCAAAAGACAAACAAACACCATTGATCATTGCTCTTTTTTTATCTTGATGTTTGTCGTATGAATAAACATAACCAGCAACCCCAATAACACTACCTGCTGCATAATGCAGTTTTTTATCTTTTTCTATTTGGCCAAATGTAAACGTACTTAGAAGCGTTGCTCCAATAACAAATCTATATGTTCGTTTACTAATTGCTTCCAATTTTCTGGTAGTTTTAAACTTATATCACCCTCTATCCTTAATTGTTCTTCACCATCATTATATAATATAACAGTGGGTAAATACTTAATTTCTTTTTTATCAAATATTTTTTTTGAATTAGACATAAGTAGAGTTTCTACATTGTAATCTTTGTAGTCATTTAATGATATATTTTGTGCGAAATTAGCCGTGTACTGAACTATCGAAATAGATTCAGTTTGAGCCAAAGTCGCAAACGATACAAAAAGGGCAGTTACCGTTGCACATAGTTTCATCTGTTTTTACTTATTTGATACAATCTCTCGTCAATCTTGTCAAGCTGTTGTTTTACTTCCTTGACATCATCACTCATAGTTTCTTGTTTTTCTTCAATACGTTTTATTGTTGAGCGTACTAGCTCGTCCTTGTA